CAGCCTTGGGGAACCCGTCGTGAAGTTTTCTAAAGATAGCTGCGCACAAGTCGGTGTCTACCTTGTTGTACTCCTCCATCTGCACCAGCTCGTCTTCGCTGAAGTCTTTGAGGTGCTTGCCCTTGGTGTTTGTAGCTTCGAGGTCTAGCTTGCTGCCGACGTTCAACTCTACAGCCAGCTTCTTGAGGGATACACCAGTCAGGAACTTGCCGTTTACCTTGGTGCCTGTCTTGGAATACTTTGACCGTGCCATAGCCGCAGTGCAGCCATACATCTTGGGGTTGACGCCCATGCGCCATGCAAGAATCATCGAGTCGAAGCCCGACATGTTGTGGCCGATAGCCATAGCGTTAGACCAGTCAAGCGACTGAAGATGGTCTCTGATCTTTTGCTCACCGAACAGTACGTACGTAGGCGAGTTGCCAACCTTGATGGCCGCTGAAATGATTTCAGTGTCCGGGTGCATGACGTACTCGGTGGGGGACATTCTTGTGAGCGTGTGGGTTGTGCTCCAGAACGTCTCGAAGTCTATGTAGATGGGTGTCATCAGTAGAGGCCTTCCAAGTTAGGTGGTGTGTAGTCTGGCCCCTTGGCGATCTTGCCGTTCTCGTTAAAGATGGGGTAGCCATTCTTGTCGAACTTGCTGTAGTTGCTGCGGTTCACAGCTGTGACAGCTTCGGCTGTCTTCATGCCAGCGCAGTAGCCAACGCCAACGGCTGTAACGATTTGATCTGCAAGGGAGTCCAAGAACTCTTTGCGGTCAGTGATTTGCGCAACAACCGTATTGTTCTTAAGTGCGGTAGCCATGTTGTGTAGCGCTAAGCGCATGCCGAGTCTGAAGCGTTCGTCGTCTTCATTGTCCAGCTGAAACGAGTCAAACATCTCGACCACTTCTTCTAAGTGACAGCCAAGCTGCACGTTAAAGTTTTCCTCTGTCGGGTTAGGTCTGGCTCTTCTGTGCCACAACTCAATTTGATCTACGCTCATTACTGCTCCAGTGCTTTGATGGCCATGATACGGGCGATAACGTCCGGGATTTTCTCGTCGTCCTTGACGATGTAGAGTTCGTGTACCCAGTCTGAGCCGCGTGGGTTGGGCTTGTATGTTGACGCCTTGATGATGCGACCGTTCATCGCCTTGACTACCGCAAAGGTCAGCTGTGCAGCATCCTCACCCACATGATCTAGTCTGCCGGAAGTGGCGAGCATAGGCTGCTCTGGGTACGGCACGTTAATTACTTTGGGGCTGTCATCAGACAGCATCCATTCACGAAACCATTGTTTGATACTCATTTGCCCTCCAGTTGAAATGCGACTATGGCTGCGGCGATGCGCTCGTTAACGTCTGTGATGGTGTCGGCTATGTACGTCTCGTACTCGTAGCCTTCCTTGCGTCCGATGTTGACAATGTAGCCATTGGCCACTTGCAACACTTCGACCGTGCCGTGAAATAACTTCTTGGACGTAGGCACTTGTTCTTTCCTCATGATTGCGCTGGCGTACTGTTGGGCTATGCCTGCCGTGTTAGCAGCACTTACCACTTGCCCAAGGGAGGCGTTAATCATGCCGCCGCTTGCAATGTTGTTAGCTGCGCCCTGCTGACCGAACAGTGCGTGTGTCAGTGAGTCGAACATTTGCGAGCCTCCAGTTCAATGAGTAATTCAATGTAGTGCTTGGCTTTTTCCAAGTCAGCAATACCGTTTTTCTTTCTCCAGCGTGACACATACTTGATGACGTTGCCCTCGAAGTAACCGATGCCGTTAGCGTGGATGTACTCAACGGGTTGAATGGGCTGGTCTTTGTAGTGGTTGCCGTCGACTTGTACGTCTAGTGCGTTTGTCATCTTATTTTTCCTTTGGTTGGGTGGGGACAATCTTCTGGCGGGATAACAACGCACCATACTGCCTTGTAAGACTTACGGGACGCTGACTCCCAGCGGTCAATATAAGAGTCTGGTAAACCTTTGATGGTTCTCCTAATGTTGGATTCGGTTCTGTCAGGGAACGCAGCTATGAGCTGCTTCATGGTTAGGCCGTCTGGGTTAGCCCGCAGCAGCGCACGCATCTCGTGTGAAGAGTACCGTCTAGTCATTCTGCGTCTCTGTCAAATGTTGGCAGTGGGCACCAGTGCGTCCACTTGTCCGAGTCTCTCCAGACACCCAAGACGGCAACGCCCATCTTTTTGTCGATCATCAGCATCTTTGCACTTCTTGGCGGTGAAAACTTTTTAGCGTCCAACCACTTGTTGTTTATGTCCACCACTGCGAACTGGTCGCTCGTGAGTTTGATGTTTGTCATTGCCACAGTCCTTTGCCACCTACAAATGTAGTTTTGATTTGTGCTTGCTTACGCTCGGTCACTTTCTTCAGGTAACTCTTGCGACTCCTAACTTTTTGGGGCTGCGTTGGCTTTGGTTCAGCGTCTACGCCGTTGCCCAGTGCGTAAATCTTTACCCGGTTGCGGCCATCGGTCTCGTTGGTGTAGTCGATGACGTAGATAAGTTTCTGCTCCTTCATCTCTTTGAGTAATCTACCAACAGCTTTAGGACACCAGTCTGTACGCTTGGCCAGCTCTAGTCTGCTGTATGGGCCTTGTGTCAGCAAGCCAAACACCTGCACAATCTTTGCTGTACTCACAGTCCCAACTCCTTGAGCGCGGCTACAAGTCCAGCCAAGCCACCTACACGTTGTCTGTTGATAAAAATCTGCGGCATCTGCCGGGCTTCTGGGTACAGCCGTGTGAACACGGCCCGCACGTCCTCGTCGTCGAAGTCCATCTCCTCGTACTCCAACTCTTTCGACTTCAGCAACAGCTTAGCTGTCACACAGTTTGGACAGCCTGATTTTGTATAGACAATGATGTTCATTTGTTCATCTCCGTTTTATATCGTTCCCAAGCCTGTAGCGACTCAGCAATGCTGTCGCCCTTAGACCACTTCATCTGGACAAACTGTTCAATCAGCTTGTTCACACCAAGCAGTCGTTCATGTGCTTCTGCTTCTTTCTTGTCCTGAAAGAACCGCCCGTCGTCTGTTAAATAGCCACTGACGTTTCTCACAGCAGCCTCCCGGAGCGCATCAGTCTGCACTGCTCTTTCATCTCCGCTGTGTAGTCGGGGTGAAACTCAGCCTGCGTACAGTCAATACGCTTGTGGTCAGACCTCGGTGCGTACATCAGAACAAGCGCTGCAGCTACGGCCCACGCTAGCACTGGAACAAACGGTATAAATTTGTTCATCTCTTCTCCAGTATTGGTGTCATCTTCTTCAACCTATACTCTTCGTAGACCAGAGCAATGGCCTTATCCATGTCGCCAAGGGTAACAACTTCCATCTGAGCATCGTGCAACTCCATGACAGCGTTGAGTGCGTTCATCTCTTCGGCCTTGAGGATAAAGCTGCCAGTTGAAGCGCCGCGCTTACCTACAGAACGTAAAGCCTGCAAGCCGTCACGGACAACCTCGCCGTACTCTTGACCAAAGCCAAGTCGAGCAAACGCTTCGGCGATGTTCACCATTGATATGAGCGCGTCTATGTCTGCAGTCTTGGCAACGCCCTTGGTCAACGCATCCATAGAGCCGTGGTTCTTGATCTTTAGGTCAAGCATGAAACTCTTGTGGCTAGTAACTGGGGACAAACTCTCCAGCACATAGCCAACAGGGTTTAGCAGTACACGCTTTGGTCTATAACTACTACGCTTTCGCATTAGTCACTTTCTGTTTGCGTATCTTGTCCAGCACTTGTGGCACATCCACTTGCCGCGCATCTCAATGCCACCTAACGGCTCGGAGTCGTTACCGCACTTGTCGCAAGTTCTAAGCTTGTGCGCACGCGACATCGCTGTCTCCTGCGTCTCGCGGAATGAGTTTGTCGAAGGCAGCTGCGGTGGTCTGGAATTCATCGAGTATCTGTGGGTTAGTTGTTGCAATCCAGTTGAGGAGTTGCGCGAGTTGTCTGTTTGCTGTTTGCATCGTAGCGTTGCGTAGCTGCAGTTCATTCATTTGCATTTGAATGTCGTTGAAGTTACGGTTAACATCATCAAACGCTTTTTGCAAAAGCCTATAGTCAACAACGTGCCCTGAAATATGCACTGGGCTGTCAATTGATCTCAAGTACATGCTCAGCCCCCAAAGATTTTCTTCAACTCATCGTATAGCGCACGGGCCTTAACAATGGACATGCTGTTTAGCAGTTCGCTCACGCCAGTTTCTTTCTTTGGTGCTGCTGCAAGGGGCTGAACTTTAGCAGCTTTCTTTGGCTTTCTGACGTAGCCACGGACATAATCTTTTGCTGTGGCGAAATACACAGTAGTTCCGTCAACATCACTGGTGCGCACTAGCCCACGGGTAACAAACTGAGCCAGCAGTGAAGAGGACGAAGCCTTAACCACGCCGTTCTTTTCACCGAGAGATATTAAAAGCTTGCGACTGCATCCGGGGTTATCCCTAATGACATTAAAAAATGTTGCTGATACGCCGGTGTTGTTTTGTGGTTCTTGCACAGTTACTTCCTGTTGAGTTTCGCCTTCGTCGTCAAACTTAAGGCCTTCGAGTTTTTGCAGTTCAGATTTCAGGTCAGGCATATTGCCACTCCAGTTCGTCAATGATTTCAGTAAGCATGTCGCTGGCGTCTAGTGACTCCAGTACGGATTCGTCAGATGTAAGGTGGTCGTGTTCTACCTCCAGTCGTTTGTATAGGTCACGCATGTGGTCTTTGAATGACTCAACGAACGTCTCGTAGAGCTTGTCGTAGTCATACGTCTTGAGTACGGCGTAGAACGCTGCGTCTTGAATGTCAGTCGTGTATGGACTGCAACTGTCTACGAAGAGCTGCTCGGTCTCGTAGTCGTCAGGGCTAGTCATGTCGTAGTTAAATGACGTGCAGTTCTCGTGGTAGTAGTGGCCGTGATGCTCTACCCGAAAATCCCAGAGTGCCTCTGCCAGAGTTATGAGTGCTGAGCACGTGTAATTAACAGACTCCAAGAACTTGGCCCAGTCAGTAACTCTGCCCTCGAAGCATGCACCATCGCCTTGAGAGTAGAAGCCACTGAAGAACATATCGTCGACGCGAATACCGATGCGCTCCATGTCCTCAATGAAGTCACTCTCGGTGCAGTCCCACCAGTCGTGCTGAATGTTAATGCCTCTGTGTGTATCCAGAATCTCATCTTGCTGCCTTGCGGTCAGCGCCCTGAATCTCTCGAGCGGAGTCATAGCGGTGCATCCTCGAAGTTGTCTGGGTTGAACTTAGGCTCGCCGGGTTTGTGCGGCAACGGTTGTGTTGGGAACGGCCAAGTCACTTGACTCTCCAGTACTTTCTCGTAGCCTGAACAACCTCAGTGTCCTTGGGCGGAATGGGCGTGAACGTGTTGCCGAACGTGGGCTTCCAGCCGAAGCGTCTCCACGTGGCCTGCACATCAGCACCTGACGTCCACTTGTAATCCGGGTGTCCGACGGGGATAGTTGGGTATACCTTCTTCATGGTTTCTCTCCTTGTTACATGGATGCGCTAAGCTTGGCGGCAATAGCTGCTGCTGTAATGCCCTCGACGTCAACGTCCAACACGATAGCTTTGCGCTGTGATGGGCGCTCTACCTTACGATCAAGGCGCTCGAGGTCATCAGTTTTGACGTACATGCGGATGCTGGGCAGCAACTTGACTGCTTCGTTGAGCGACTTGCACTTGTCAAGGAAGTCCATGATGTCGTCTTTGATCTTCTCCCAGCGGGAGTTGATGCCATACAGTACTTGCTCGTCCTCCCAACGCTGTAGAATCTCTGCGCGACCAACAGTGCCTTCTGGCAACTCTTGCACAGCAGCAAGTGTCAGCCTAGACTGCGAACGACTCCAGTAGTCATTTGCTGGGCGGTTGTAGAAAATCTCCGACTTAGAGAAGAACTCAACTGTAAACGAGCGGTCATCTTCTGTGTCGATGCGGATGTTGACTGCCTTGTCACAGCGTAGCCACTCTTTTGGTACGGATGGCAGTAGGTGCAAGTGTTCTTTACCCCAGCTACCAAGGTGGTAGATGTGTGTGGCGTCAAGCTCGTAGCTCTTGCCGTGGTTGGGTAAGTCGTTGGCGATCTCTTGCCTGCGCATCTTGTCGATCTTGTCTTTGATGCGGTTCTTTAGTTCTTGTGTGATGTACACGGTTGCCATGTCATGTTCCTTCGAGTTTGATTACACTTGCTACATAGACCATCGCTTCTGCGAGCGTTATGGCTTCGTCAAAAGGGCCGTAGTGGGTATGCGGCACCTTGTCGATTGATACGTTGACATGCCAGCCTCGCTGGTTGCGTACGACTTGCACGCCAACGGTGTTGCTCCGCTCTACGCGGATGCGCTCACTCTTTGTTATCGGGTGACTTGAGGAAATCTGCGATTGCTGCTCGGAGTGCATCCCGGTCTTCCTGTGGTGTGTCAGCGGCTAGTGCATCGTGGCACTGCTTGAACATCTTGTTGAACTGAGCGATCATCTGATCGAATTGTGCGGTGGTACTCATTACTGGTGCTCCAAAGAAAAGTGGATATTGTCGCCGTACGGAGCCTGAATGTCACTAGAGATACACCAGACAACAGGATAGTCGGGAGCTTTGTCTGCGTTGAAGTCAGTGTAGCCGTCGGTAAGGCACACGAACACCTCGGGGTTGATACCCTCCTTGGCGATGTAGTCGAAGCCAGCTTCCATGTCAGTGCCGCCACCGCAGTAGAAGGTCAAGCCTACTTCCTCACCCTGCTCGAACACCTCGTGCTTAGCTACGGCAGTGTCGACATACAAGACATGAACTCGTGTGGGGTTGCATAGAGACACGATGCGCTGCAAGTGGCCGTTGTAGTGGTCAAGCTCAGTCTTGCTGATAGAGCCAGACACATCGACCTGAATGACAACCTCGCCCATCTCGGGTGACTTGCCAGTAGAGGGCAGGTAGCAGTCAACGAAGCGGCGGTTAGGACGCGACCATGTGTAGTCACCGCGAGTGAACGTGGTCATATAGCGCTCCAGAATATCGTGCCACGGTGTATGGCTGTCGATAAGGTCAGCTACGATCTTGGCCAGAGAACCGGGCATCTTGCCCTGTGCCTTGGCTGCTTGTGCAGCTTGTGCAATTTCTACACGAGTCTCAGCGTCGATGCGATCTGCCTCCTCGCTAGTGAGTGGTGAGCCGCGCTCGATAATGTCGTCACCTGTACCGCCGGGGCCGTCGGGTTGGTCAGGCAGCTTGTTGTAGATGACGTCGACTGTCTCGTCTTTGGAGCCGGGCATATTGACACAGCCGGGGATAACAGCACCGATGCCAGCGTCCTTGAGCATGTCGTTAATCCATGCGTCACCAGCGATGTTCCACTTCTTGGGGTGACGAGCACCACGGCGCAGTGCATGCTGACCGATGACATGGCCGACCTCGTGGCACAGCAAGAACACAAGCTCGTCAACAGACAGCTTCTCGACGAAGTCTTTGTTGTAGTAAATCTGACCGCGCTGATCGACAGCAGCAGTGGGGATAGTGTTGTCCTCGATGAGCTTGCGCTTCATCAAGATGGAGGCGAAGAACGGATGCTGGGTAACGATAGCTACCTTGGCACGGTCGAGTTTAGTAACTGCCATGATTAACTCCTGAATGTGGTGATTTCGATTGGCTCAGTGCCTCTGAATAAGTCGGCTACTTCTTTTGCTTTTTGCTTTAACTCCTGTGGAGTGTGCTCTGCCAAGATTTCAATAACCTTACGGATTGAATTTTTGTCGTGCATGGTCATGTAAAAGTTCTGGTTTACTTCGTTGACTAAGGCCATGCTCTGGTCGTACTGCTTTCTGTAGTACCCACTGCGGTACTCGGAGTTCTCCAGCAACCACGCAGTCCAGTCTGCATGTAAGGTTTCGGCCAGTAGGGGCGCTGCTGCACGGCTTAGACCCAATACGCGTATGCCGTTCCAGTTGCTGATACCGCACTGCAGTCCGTGCTTCTCTGAAATTGCCTCGGCAATCTGGCGTGACTTGGACGACCAGCCGCCTACGATGATTCGAGTCTCAAGCATACGGATGATGCTGTTACGCATCCTTACACCCAGTCGTTGTGGATGCAGTGTTACTGTGGTTGTTGTACCGGGCAGACCAGTAACTCGTCCACGGTCATTGTTGTTCATGTCGTTCATTTCTTCTCCTCAAAAAAGTATCCGTCGTCTCGTTGCACAATCTTTCCTTTGTTTTCGTACACACCAACTAACCAGTTGGCGTACTTGTTAGCACGACGCTCCTCGTGTTCGGCCCACCGCTTGGTGTCCGTGTTACGCCACAGCAGCACAGCTACTGCGACCATCAGCAGATACTCAAGGTCAGTGAAGTTCATGTGAACGCACCCATACGAGCGGCCACCTCTTCGAGCTTGCGCTTGGCTTCGCTACGCTTGTTAGCTGAACCCTTAATCATCTCAACATCAGCCAAGTAACCCTGAGCCGCATCCTCCAGTGCGGTGATCTCGTCGAGCAATGCTTGTGTTGGGTTGATTGCCAGCTTGCGTGCTAACTTGCAACCCTCGATGACGTTGTCAATCAGGCTGTTGTGAAAGCGCTCACCCTTGGCACCTTGGTACTCAGCGAGTTTGGCCACAAGAGACTGGATGGGCTTGAGCATGCGCTGGATGGTGTCAGTGTTAACAGCAGCGGCAGCTTCTTCCTCGGCACGCTTGAACGCAGCTAAGTCGTCGTCACTGAGGTCGAACAGAAAGTGTGACGCATCAGCCATAGGCTGGAAGCGCAACTCAGCGGACATGGACAGTCGGAACTGCTCTGCTGTCGGGTACTCGTCTGCATTGGCACGACCTGCCGCATGGCCAGCGTTGCGGTACATAACATCGTCCAACACTAGCTGGTCATACAGTGGCATGTAAGTATCAAGCAGCTTATCCACCTCAGCGATGCGGTGCTTCATCTCCTGCGTGTACTCCATGTACATGTCGTTAGGCAAGATGCGTGGGCCAGCGTCTACATAGGGCAGCGTGTGCTTTTTGTGATACGCATAGACCTCGCCGTACTTGGCCATGATCTGGTTGATAGCTGAGTCTTTGTTCTTGAACAGCTTGGTCAGGACTGTGAGACTGTTGTCTTTCTCCTGCTGTTGTAAGGTTGCCGTAAGCCCGTGATCGCGCTTGGTGAGTGCTGCGCGTCGCAGTGTGAGTTTGACAAGAACTGCTTTGTCAGAGAGTTTTGATGGTGTCATTTGCGTTTTCTCCTTTGATGTGTAGGGCGTAGTAGAAATTCAAGCGAGCTGCTGTCTCAACAACAGGCTCACCGTCGTACTTGTATCTGCGCAAGTTGTCCGGGTCAGTTGCGTCGTACCACGGAGTAGAGCTACCTTCGAGCCGTCTTACTACACGGTCGATCTCGATTTGCTCTTTGTATTGCCGCACTAAGCGACGACGTTGCTTAGCGTTCATTTGATGAGGTCTGCTACGGTGCTTGGTGCTGAGACCTTAGCCGGTTGCGGCTGAGCTTCCATTGACATGGCTGCAATCATGGCCAGCAGTGTCTCACCCACAGCTTGAGCAGATGCGTCGTCGCTTGTGAACATAACCTTGGCCGTTACGTCAAGGAATACCACGCCGCCGTTGTCGGGGATGATTACTTTTATGTCATGTCGTTTCATGTGTCCTCCAGTGTTATGACTGCCACGGCCCATGCCTTGGCTGATTTAAGTGTGCGAAAGTATTTGTCACCTCGCCCTATGGTGTGGCAATACCACCTGCGATCAGCTACCTTTCTTACCCATGCGTAGCTAACCTTGTAGTCGAACGGCGAGTTTTCGGTCTTAGGTAAGCACTTCTTGAGGTGGTGCTCTATCTTGTAAATCGAAGGCACGCCTCGGTTGGCGATGAACGCTTCTTCTTCCCAGACATATTTCATACGCTGAGCCTTATCATTGCTGTTGCCCATGCCATCGCGTCGTCCTTGTTGCCGAACTTGGGCACTTCTTCCATCCGTAGTCGGTGAATCTCCGGGGACTGAGCCCCGAAGTTCACGTGCCACTTGCCCCAGTACGGTGACTTAGAGTCTGCGTCGTAGGTGACGGTAGCTATTACTTGCGGTTCGCGCAGGCGAGATGGGTTGTTAGCCCAGTTCACATCGCGCTTGTAGTAGAACCTGTCACCCTTGCGGACGTTAGACCGCTCCCACCGGTAGTTGGTGTAGGTGAGAGCCATACATCACATCAGGACTTCTGCGTTCTTGCTGGCCCACTCGACGAAGGCACGGCTGTGCTTGATCGTAGGCTGCAGCTTGATTGCGTCCTTGGTTGCCATGACGTTGAACTCAGGCGACATACGCGACAGGTACTTGGACACGCGGTCGAAGTTGTCTTTGGTAGCCTTGCGAGCCAGCGCACCAGTCAGGGCGTACAGCGTTGCAGGGTCTTGCGGTACATCAGCGCCAGCCGGGTCAAGCAAGATAGAGTCAACATCAGGCAGTGACAGGTAGATACGGCGAAAGCCAGTGTACTCAGCGGCAGCACCATCACCGACCTCACCGGCGCAGTTGTCGAAGAACAGGCCAGAGTCAAGGCTGTCAGGGATGAGGTTGACACGCTCCCATGCACGAGGCGTAGGGTTAGCGAAGCGATTGGCATCGAAGTCAGACAGCAAGCCGGGACGGAAGCGCAAGAACTGAATCAGCACAGGGTCAATGTCGTTGTCAAGCGCCCACTCAGTCCAGTCGTCGATGTTCTCTTGGAAGTCGAAGCGCCGTGTACGGTTGGCCAGCTTGGATGTGATGCGGTTGGCTCCTGACTTGTCCTCGGTACGGTTACCAGTGGCGATGATGAACAACTCGTCAGACAGCTTGAGGTTGCCAGCGCGGCGGTCGTAGATAACACCGCACAGTGCGTTCTGCATGGGCACTGGCGCATCGGACAGCTCCTCGAGAATGAG